TTTCTTACTCTTCCTAATTCTTCTTGAGAAGTTCCAGCCACATCTCCATAAACCTTTGTTAAACGAACTAATTCTGCATCTGCTTCTCTAAATGCTTTTGCAGCTGCTGATCCAAATGCTGCCAGAGGAACTGTTAATCCTACTGTTAACTGACGTCCTGCCCATTGAGTATTCTTACCCCAGTTAATAAGTTGTCCAGCACCATCTTGGATTACCTTATTCATAATCTGCAATTCTTGTCTTGCTATTGCAGTTTTACTTTTAATTGCATCTAATCCTCTAGGAACATGCACATTGAATTGCATTAATCCTTGAGCGTTTCGGCCTAGCGGCTGAAGTACGGCATTTTGCATAGCGACCTGCTGTTTAGCAAGGTCTCTAATTAAACCTCCTGAAGTTTTTGTATGATCTCTAAATGTATTAAAGTATTGATTTAACTTTAATTTTCCGCCATCTAGATTTTTTCCAAATTTCTCTACATCAGAAGCTAGGCTTACAAAGTGTGTCGAGAACTGTCCAGTACTTCTTAGGGTATCCGAAAAGTTTCTATTAATAACAGAAACGTTATTGGCCAACATCTTATTAGAGTTAGCAAGTTGCTCCTGTAATTTAGATAGGCTGGCAGTAACCTTGTGCACATCGGCAATAAGGGATGAGAAGTCAGCGTTAGCGACTATTCTGGTACTGATTGTTTCGTCAGCCATTTATCTTTTTATTATACCTCAGAGTATCCAAGTCCTGCACCAATTCCAAAACCTGCTTCTGCAGCAAAGTTTCCTTGAAGTGATAAGACGTCGTTAGCTTTAGCGTTTATACCTGCAGCTTTTAACTTCATCTCTTCGAACTTGTTACTTCCTTCTTCATTTTTGTAATCACCTATATCTACTCCCTTTAATGATGCTTGAAATTTTCTGGCTTCATGTTCCTTCTTTTTTAAAGCATCTAAAGTATTTATAAGTTCTGGCATTGATAAATTTTCTTCAAGTTCATCGTAATTTCTCCAATGACCTAGTAGGAAAAGTTCTCCTTCTAATGCGGCTAAATCGAGATCTGACCAGCCAGAACCGCTGCCGCTAGAAGGTTTGGGTCGTCAAGTTTAATTCCTCCGCAAACTTCAAGAATGCGGTTCATTGTAGGAACATCTAAGGCGTCCTCTAGTGCTTCTCTATCTTTTACCAAGTCTGGTAATTGTTTTTCTAAAGCGATTGCACAAGCATCAATAAGAATTGTTAGGGTCTCATTTTCATTTGTTACTTCGCTAGTCTTCTGAATAGCCTCCATAAATTTACGGAGCTCTTTGATCGATAATGGTTTGAGCTTTATAGTTTGCCCACTTTGTAGCTGTATTTCTTCTACGTCGTATACTGTAGTTGCCAATTTAATCCTCCTAGGATCTAGTCTTAATTATTATAACAAATAGGCAATACTAACACAAGCAGAAGGCCCCCGAAAATCGGGGGCCCCTGGTATAATTTATTAAATTATTAGACTGTCAACACACGGTCAATAATCTTGCCGTATTCTGAGCCAGAGTAGTTAGCATCTGGTAGAAGACGGAATGTTACTGGGAATGTGGTTGGAGTTGTACGAGCAAGTGAGAATTGTGACTGTTGTACAGACAATACTCGACGTGCATAATATACACGCTCTGTTGCTGTTGCTGATGCTGTTGGAGCTTGTCCAACTGCAATTAGTTGACGCTCTGTTGGAGCGGCACCTAGAGAACCTGCTTCAAGACCTAGAGTATCAACCTTTGATGCTCCTGTTCCTGTTGTTGAAAGAGAAGATGCATTCTGTCCGAATACCGCTACGATATTCTCTAGAGTACCTTCTGACATTTCTGTTGCGATCATAACTTCCATCGCAGACTTGAACAGCTTAGCTGTATCAAGCAACTGGTCTACAGTTACTGAATCGTATGTTGGGTTATAGGTGATTTGAAGACCGTTGTTGGTGAAACCAACGTTACGATATCCAAACTTTCCTGCTTGCTGATCTACATTGTTAAGTGTAGTTGTGTATGAAACTCCTGATGCAAATGCTGGAATCGAAACGTTTCCTGCACCTCCAGCAATAGCTACACCTGGTTCTGCGTTTGCAATGTAATCTGCGTCATTTACGTCAATTGTTGACAAAAATAGCGGAGATGCACCAACGAGAATGTTTTTTGCATTACCTACGGATTGTGCCATAGTATTTATTACCTCCTGTGTTTTAAACTATATATATATATTTTTTAAAACCAAAGCTGGCTAGGCTTCTTTCCTCATGACCTATAATACGGCATATTAAGGCCTAAAGCAATCTATAAAAATCTGCCTGCTTGGTCCATGATTCTTGAATACTTTACCTATAGGATTACGTCTGCCGCAAAAAATCCCTGGATCTCCTCAGAAGGGGCTATTGGGGATATGTCGGCAACAAATATAGAGTGGAATTTAAACTTGTCTGATAGGCCAGACCACTTATTTACGTCTCTGGCAGACTCGTCCATTCTTCTAAATTGGTCTGTCATGAAGTTTCTGACCTCATTTATTTCTGAAAAATCTGTTGAGTATATTGTAAATAATATCTGCTCACAGCATATGGCCCAGTTGTCTTCATAGGATATTCCTATCTTGTCGTAGACTATATGCTTCTTCCCGCTCAAGAACTGGTTCATTTCTGGTGATTGCTGGACTGGGACAATTGGAATAATATTCTCGTCTAGATTATCACTCCAGTAATTCTCCTCGTCAAAGATATTACGTGTCTTTAATTCATTCCATAAAAATTTTCTAAGCTCTATCATAGAGTCTAGTTTATAATTTGCTGTCATAGAACACCTCCAAAGGCTGCTGCTAGAGATGCATCTGCTTGACCCCTAATTATATTTGGACTAAAACTGTACTGAACTTTCTTTATATTTGATGGCAGAGAAAGTGCTTTAGCCATTGATCTATTAAACATCTGCTGGAATCCAGATTTTTTAATTGAGTTGTTTACTAGTTGTCCGCTAAAGAATCTACCATGAGCTAATGAAAATTGATTTCTAGCTGCTGTTCCGCCTGGCCTTTTAACTGTAACTGATTTGCCTATTGGCATAAATACTGTTTCTCCATCTGCTTCAAATACAAGGCGTTCTGAATGCTTTGGAGATATAGTCAAGGATCTTCCTTCTTCCATAATGCTAGCCTTATTTGTGAATACATGCCTTCTTGTAAACTTAGAAGATGCTGGAACAAATGATACGGAAGGCTTGAATGAATAAGATATTTTAAATGATAGTCCGTCTTGAGACCCCAAATTCAAATCAAAAAGTCTGGCTGATTTATTACCAGTCTTTCCCCATTCATAGACATGGTGTAATGATTTTGGCCTAGTCCTTGCAAGTGAGTCTATATACTGCCCAAAGTCTTTATCTATTTGATTAAATATTAATTCAGAAAATTTAGATTGAAATTGTTTGTTTGTAGTTAATCTGGAGATTACGTGAGCATTGTAGTATAAGTATGCTGATATTTGAGCCACTGTGCTATCTTTAAGAGAATTGCCTTTAGACCCTCCCATTAATCTTTCTAGACCACTGGCAGCCTGAATCAACATTGCGCTATTATCCAATTTGCTGATTCTCCGATCTTCTCATAGATGAGTTATATCCAATAACTCTTCCAAAAGGATCTGTGACTGGAGTAACTCCTACAACTTCAAATACTGTTGGGGTATCGCTTGGGAAATTTATCTCTGTCCAAATTGGGACATCGTTTTGATCTCTTATGTTTGTAATTTTTTCTCTGGCAGTTAGTCTGTCTGCAGTTCTTACTTGTATCTGCTGATCATTTTTATACCTATTATCAAAAACCTGCTTGTCGCTAGATCTAGTTGTTGCGGAGTTACTAATGACTCCCTTTGCATGACAATCTACAGTTCTTTGGTATATCCATAATTTCTTTATAGCGCCAGTATCTGCATCTTGCTCATCAGTTTGACGATATACATCCATTCTCATGGATAATACTGAATCAATAATTCCTCGCATTAGATCAATAAAACTTTAGAAACCACATAGTCTGAAAGCAGTTGGTCTGCATACAGATTTCCTGTTCCAGAAGTTGCTCCGCTTGCATATTCAAAATCCCAATCGAATGTGGAAATTTTGTTAATGTATTTTTTACGCCATAGATTATCTTTAGAAAAATAATCACCCATTAATTCTACTGCTGCTAACTCTACTTCATCTGGGACTTCTGCATATCCAAATTGTCCAAAAACCTGATATCTGTTTCCTAGACTAAATATTCCAGATGAGCTATGAATTGATGGAGGAACCATACCGTTTGCTGTATATACTGTATTGTCCATCGCTGCTGCTCTATTTACACGAATACCAAATCCGCTTTCTGTGATATCTATTTGATAGTTCCAGTTATCGATATTTGCAATGTTGTCTAATAGCAATACATCGTTTACAGACAGTCTATATAAGGTGTTAATTCTTGATGGCAGCACCAAGGTATCTGAGTCAGATCCATATAGGGAATGTGCTTCATTGTATAAATAAAATTTCTGACCAGTGTATGTTTCTATAAGTCTTCGAGCATACTTTTCTGCCTCTACAATTTCATTATATGTTTTGTAGTTAGGGTCAGATGGGTCGTTGCCAAAATCTAAAGTGCCGTATGCTTGTGCTAAATCTACATATGGTTGAACAACATAAAGCTTATGGCTTCTTGATTGGGCAGATCCAGATATTGCATAGGTCCATACAAGTTTTAGGTCTCTTGACTTATATGTTGCATTTACTGGAAGTGATACTTGATATACGCCTACTTCAGTTTCAAGTTTTTCTGAAGTAATTGTATATAATATTGTTGAAGGGTTTACTGGACTTACTGGATCCTGACTGATATCATAGACAGTTACTACTGGTAATGCGTCGGCATCCGTAGGCTCACCTCTCCAAAAGATTTTGTGTCTTACGGGGTTAGTAGATCCTACATATAATTCCATTTTTTATTGGGCAGATTAGTGGTAATATTCCTGAACTTCTTTTGGAGTAGCTAATCTAAACCCGTTCTCCTTATCAAAAATTTGTTGAGCTCTATCTTTGCTCATTGAAATAAATGGATGCTCTTTTGTAAAGCTATATCCAAGAATATCATAACGGAAATTGTCTCTTTCCATTTTTACAAGAACGTCTTCTCCTGCTTGTTCTTTCTTCTCATTTTTTACAACTGCTTGTTCTGACATATCTTCTGTCTCTTCTTCTAATGTCTCTACGGTCTTTTGGTAAACCGCCCAGGTTACTCCCTCTTCTGAGAGTGCTGCAATAATGTCTGTCTTGTTTTTTAAATTGTTGATATCTACCCCGAAATCTTCGGCTATCTTTTTCAGGTCAGATACTTTTAGTGTCTCGAATGACATTTATTCTCCTTGTTCCGTGTAAATCAATTATAGCATTAAGAAATTAAAATGAAAAGCCCCTAAAGTTAATTAGGGGCCTTTCTTGCGGATTTAATCCTATTATGAAGCTACCTTCACGTTCTTTACAACTACCCAAGCATCTGGTTGCTCGATTTGAACGCCTACGCGAGTATACATTGTGTACTCGATAGAGTCCTTACGTGGCCAGAAGAAGCGGTAAACAGTTACGTCACGCTTGATACCAACAACTACGTTGTTAGGGAAAGTCAAGTGTACGTCACCATGTGAACCTGCTGCGCCTGTGTAATCTCCTGTTTGTGTCTCAGGAAGAAGTGGAACCTCAACAATTGGAATACCAAATGCGTATGGTGCTACATATCCTGCTGGACCTGAAACTGGAGCTACGTCTCCACGGATAATGCTTGAAGCAATATCTTGTGGGTTTACGTTCTGGATATTTCCAGATGTAGCGTATAAGTAATCCTGGATCAGGTTTGAACCTGCAAGGAAGCGAAGGTCTGTACGACGTTGCTTGTACTTACGTGGAAGTGCCTTAAGTGCAGCATTGAATGTTGCACGAGAAACTCCTGTTGCTACACCGTTGTCAACAACGATTGCTGTAGCTTTTGCTTTTGCAACTACACCCTGGAATGCAGACATTAAGCCTGAACCAGTACCTGTACCGTTAAGGACTACGTCCTCAATATCGTTACCTGCCTGTGTTGCCATCAAACGTGCAATATGATCTTCTAGATCTGCACCCTCGATGTTGTCTTCTAGAGACTCAGTTGAAAGCTCCCAATCCAAGCGAAGCTTCTTTGTTGTTAGAGAAATCTTTGAGAAAGTTACTGCTGCGTTTGAACCTGTTTGGTCACCCTCAGCTGCTACTGTCATTAAGCGCTCTCCAACGCCAATACGATCGATTTCAGTGGTATCTGCTCTCATACGAACGGTACGAGCTACTTTACCAATTACTGTTGCATCGAACATGTAATCCAAGAATCGTGCTGATTGCTCTGGATTTAATAGACCACCATTACCGTTTTCAGAACCGCGGTGTACACCTGTTCCTCCTGTTACGGAGTCAAATGAAGTACCAGCGTTTACTGTATTAGCGGCAATTGCCTTTTCTAATGTTTCATTGCTCATTATTTTATTTCACCTACCTTAGTTTAGTTAAAAATTTCCTGTACGGAACCGAGGAAAGAACCGTTCCATTTTGATTTTTTGATTGTTACTTCCTGAGACCCGCCAAGGTCTGAGGACTTCTTAATTGCAGTCTCTGATTCTACTGCGTCGACACGCTTTTCTACTCCATCAATCGTGTTCTTGATGTTTTCAACAGCCTTTGAAAGGGCTGCATGTTGTTCTGCTAATTCTGAAATTCGAGTATCTACGCTCTTGCTGAATGTTTCAACAGTTTCTTTAATTGTTGTAACTTGAGCTGCGTTTGCCTCAGATGCCTTTGTAAGTGTATCTGAGAAGAATCCCTTTAGATCACCGAGCATCTTTGCAAAATCAGGTTCATCAACCTCAACTTCTGATACGTCGGCTGCTTTTTCCAGAACTTCAGCAGAAGCGTCAACAGCTGTTGCTTCATCAGCAACATCTGCCTCAACGGGTGCTACTTCCTCTGCAGGAGCAGCGATAGTTGTTTCATCTACAACCGCAGGAGCTTCCGCTACTGGTGTTGTCTCTGTGTTTTCTGACACTTCATTACCTCCTTCTGCGTTTGCCTGTTTTGCAATTGTTTGTGTATCAGGCAACGTAAATCTTGATTTCTTAAACGAATCAAGAATGCTATCTATTTCTTTTGCTTTGTTAACATCATTTGACTCTACCCATCCAATTAATGTTGCAGGCTTTCCTGTAACTGGGGAATCATATGATCCATCTTTTGAGATAAAAACTGAATCTGAATCGGCACAATAAAAAATATTTTCTGTTACTGTCTCTGCGGCAATTCCTTTAAAAATAAGTTCTCCATTCATTTTCTGAATAGAAAGAATATTGCAAAGTTCATTTGCTGGAGAATCTACTACTGATAATTCAATTAAGATTGGAAGAGCG